GTCCGGGATGAAGAAGAGACTTACTTCTGCAAAAACTGCTAATGATCCAAATTCTAGAATTAATAAATCTTTAAGAAAGTGGAATTGCTAATGTTTGATAGATTTATGTATAAATTTTTAGATAAGATTGATAATTTATTTTCTAAAATAGAGACAATAACTGTTAATATGTCTTCATGGTTATGGAATAAAAGAGTTAATATTTTAAAACGAAAAAGAAGTAAGAAAAAATGAGAGACTCTAAAAAAATAGAATCTTTTTTAGAAGAAAAGAAGTTAAAAGATAAACAATTAGATTTGTTAAGAAATCTAAAAACAGAAGTAGAAACAGGTGCTAATGGCACTCAGAAATACATTATTAAGAAAGGCGAAAATAAAGGAAAGGTAGCGGATATAAATGCAATTAGAAACAGTAATAAACAAAGTTCTTAGATACTTAAATAATAGATTGGATGCACTGTCTACAAACGTCACTTCTGGTGGGGTTGACAGTATGGAAAAATACAAGTATATAATAGGACAAATAAATGCCTTTGAGGCAACTAAACAGGAAATCTCTAACCTGCTAGAAGATAAGGAGCAAAAAAATGAAACTAAGGGAACAGTCATCGACATCAGATCAAAAGATCATAATGCCGAACAATGATTTAGTCGGCGTTAAAAAATCAGAAAAAAAATCAGAAGAAAAAGAAGAAGCAAAATTACCGAAGCCTACGGGCTGGAGACTTTTAGTCTTACCTTTCAAAATGAAAGAGAAAACTAAAGGTGGAGTAATACTAGCCGAAGATACTTTAGAGCGACAACAAGTTGCTTCACAAGTAGGGTTAGTTTTAGCTATGGGTCCTCAATGTTATAAGGATAAGGAGAGATATCCTGAAGGTCCATGGTGCAAGGTCAACGATTGGGTTATGTTTGCACGTTATGCAGGCAGCCGAGTTAAGATCGAAGGTGGGGAGATTCGTATGCTAAACGACGATGAAGTTTTAGCAACAATTGATAGTCCAGAGGACATCTTGCATGAGTTCTAAAACATAGGAAGGAGACGCTATGCCAGACGAAGATAAAACAGTACCTATCGATACATCAGGACCTGATGCTGAAATAGAGATTGAAGAAACAAAAGATGAAGCTGTTGTTGAAACAGGTTCAGAAGAAACAGGAAACACGGAACAAGAAACAGTAGAAACGAAACAAGAATTAGATCAAGGTGGAGAGGTCGAACAAAAACAAGAGGAAAAGAAGGACGACAAACTAGAAGAATATAGTAAAGGTGTTCAATCTAGAATCGCAAAACTTACTCGTAAGTTAAGAGAAGCAGAGCGAAGAGAGAAAGCGGCACTAGACTATGCGAAGGGCGTCGAATACAAAAGACAAACTACTGAAACTAAATTTTCAAAAGTTAATGAAGATTATGTTAAGCAGTTTGAAACAAGAGTTAAAACCGGTTTAGATTCTGCTCAAAGAGAGTTAGCAACAGCCATCGAGAATGCTGATGCTGCGGCTCAAATTGAAGCTCAGAAGAAAATCGCTGCTTTATCAATTGATGAAGCTAGACTCACTGCTTTAAAAGAGCAGCAATCAATCAAAAAAGAAGAGCCTGCACCAAGGTTATCGGATGCAGCAAATCTTCCAGAAAGCACACCTCAAGAGCTTCCTTCACCGGATCCAAGAGCTGAAGACTGGGCAGGTAGAAATACATGGTTTGGAAAAGATAGAGCCATGACTTTTACTGCCTTTGAAATTCATAAGGATTTAGTTGAAAGAGAAGGTTTTGACCCTCAAACTGATGAATATTATGCAGAAGTTGATAAAAGAATAAGACTTGAATTTCCGCATAAATTTGATACAAGAGACTCTCAAACGTCGACAAATAGACCGACGCAAAATGTTGCCTCTGTTAAACGTTCTGGTAACGTAAGACAAGGAAGGCAAACTGTGAGACTCACTTCATCACAGGTAGCAATAGCTAAAAAATTAGGAGTGCCACTTGAAGAATACGCAAAACAAATCAAACTCACGGAAGGAGCGTAACATGGAAAAAGATAACAAAACTTCTCGTGCGAACGAAACTAGGTCTAAAACGGAAAGACCAAAAGTTTGGGTTCCACCATCTTCTCTAGATGCACCCCCTGCACCTGATGGATTCAGGTATAGATGGATAAGAGCAGAAAGCGTTGGCTTTCAAGATACTAAAAACGTAACTGGACGATTAAGAGAAGGTTATGAACTTGTTAGATCTGAAGAAGTCGAAAATGCATCTGATTATCCTGTTGTCGAAGACGGCAAATACAAGGGAGTGATTGGGGTAGGTGGCCTTTTACTTGCGAAGGTACCAACAGAGATCGCGCAACAACGTCAAGAGTATATGACTAACCGTCATAAACAACGTGATGAAGCAATCGATAACGATCTTATGAAGGAGCAGGACCAGAGGATGCCTATCAATGTTGATAGACAGTCTCGTGTAACCTTCGGTGGTACGAAGAAATAATTTTTTTGTTATTTCTGACTCATCGAATTAAACTAACAACTAAACTATTGTAATAGGAGACAATAATATGGCTAATAGAAACACACAAGGTTTCGGTCTTATTCCTGCAGGAACGCTTGGATCAACTCCAGCGACTTCTGGTCAAGGGAAATATAAAATCGACGCCGGCTATACAACTACTATCTACAATGGCGGAGCTGTAGCAAGTTCTGCAGGTTATATAGTTAATGGTCAAACAGCAGCTGCACCAATCATTGGTGTGCTGAATGGGATATTCTACAATGCGGCTAACACTTTAAAGCCAACTTGGTCGAATTTCTACCTTCAACCAATTACACCTGCAAACAGCGAAGACATCGACGCTTTTGTAATAGACAACCCAACACAACAATATGTAGTAGCAACTGATGACGCAGTGGCACAAGCAGGGTATTTAGAAACTTATGATATGAATACTTCTACTGGTGACAACACAACTGGTAAATCAGAAGCAACTTTAAATATTGCTGTAACAGGTAATGACGACAAACAATTTAGATTATTAAGATCAGCAGAAGATCCAGAAAACGATACTAATGCTGCTTACAGATCTGTTGTAGTTGTTCCTAACTTGTTAGAACTACAATCGTAATAGGAGAATAGGAGAATAAATTATGGCTATATCACGATCACAACTAGTTAAAGAACTAGAGCCAGGATTGAATGCACTATTCGGCCTGGAATATAAAAGGTATGAAAATCAGCATGCTGAGATTTATACTACAGAGTCATCTGACAGAGCTTTTGAAGAAGAAGTTATGTTATCTGGCTTTGCAAACGCACAAGTAAAAGGTGAAGGTGCAGGCGTATCTTTTGACGAAGCACAAGAAACTTTTACAGCTCGTTACAGTCACGAAACTGTAGCTTTAGCGTTCGCGATCACTGAAGAAGCGATCGAGGACAACTTGTATGACAGACTTGCGTCTAGATATACAAAAGCTTTAGCTAGATCTATGAGCAATGCTAAACAAGTTAAATCTGTTGAGCCTTTAATCAACGGTTTACCATCAACTGCTACTTTCAAATCAGGTGATGGCGTAGCTTTATTTAGTACAGCTCACCCAACAGTTGCGGGTACGTTCAAAAACACTTTGACTACTCAAGCTGACTTAAACGAAACTTCATTAGAACAATCGCTAATCGACATCGCTGCGATGACTGATGAAAGAGGTCTAAGAATTGCTGCTAGAGGAGTAAAAATGATTATTCCTTCTGAGCTACAATTCACAGCTGAGAGACTTATGAAGTCACAAGGCAGAACAGCTACAGCTGATAATGACATCAACGCAATCGTATCTATGGGTATGATTCCTCAAGGATACAGAGTTAACAACTACTTAACTGACTCTGATGCGTTCTACATTATCACTGATGTGCCTAATGGAATGAAAATGTTCCAAAGAGCACCGTTGAAAACTGCTATGGAAGGTGACTTCGATACTGGCAACGTAAGATACAAAGCTAGAGAAAGATACTCATTTGGTGTATCTGACCCTAGAGGTATCTTCGGTGTTGAAGGTGCGTAATTAACCTTTTTTAATGGGGCCGCCTTAAAACGGCCCCATTTACAAATTACAATGGTGAGATTCATGAGAAAATACTTAATACAAATATTTACAAAATATCTTCAAACTTCGTTTGAAATTGAAAGCAATAAAGACATTAATACAGTAGAAGAGCTTCATCCACATATCATTGACTTTCTAGGAAAATCTGATATAAAGTGGGAAGAAAATGATTTGCAATACACAAGTACTGTAAATGATTTTTATATAACCTATGAGGAGGTTAACAATGGCTCAGCCAAAGATGGTGTTGTTCGCGAGGAAAATACAGTTCGAGTCTAAATGGAATGAACTGTTCTTAAAGAACGGCGGAAAAATAACACCGGAAATGTCTTTGCTAGGAGATCAGATCAAGAAAACGATCAGAGAAATCTTAGCCGAGCAAGAGAGCCCTAAAAACCCTAGAGACGAAGAAATTCATCTTTACGCTGGTTAATTAGGACTTTACATTACTATAAATGACTCTTTTTGCCTAGGGATACCTTGCACTTTTCTATAATTTAATATATAAATTAATCACTATACAAATTAAATCAGAACATAGACGCGTATAGTCGACGGCCTAGAGACTATGTTCAAAACTAGGAGGATATAATTATGGCAAATACTACATTTACAGGTCCGGTTAGATCGGAAAACGG